CTTATTTATATGAATAAATAAAATAAAGGATTGAAATTGTGTACTCTACATCTGTTTATACATACACCCCTAGATATCAGGTAGTTTTATACTCTGGACAATCTAATAGGAGATATCAAATCGTGTACGCCAAAAATATAACTTTAAATAAAGGAGTTGACAATAGGATTCAGTTTCAATTCTTGAATCAAGAGCAAAAATCTGTTGATATCACCGGAAAAGAAATAACATTCAGATTTATTAATGCTGATGGATCCGAAGTCCAAATACAAAAAACTGTGCAAAGTTTTTTACCCCTAACCGGATTAGCAAATCTGACAATAACCCAATCAGACTTACTTAATATTGATGCCCAATATGGGAGTTATAGTATTGAAATTATAGACGGTAATCTTAGTTTGCCCGCATTCGTTAATAGCGAGGCAGGGGCTAGGGGAGTTTGTCAAATAGTTGATAGTATTTTACCAAAACACATCCCTAGCACTGAAGTGACCATACCATCACACGGCAACGTGTCTAATACAGGAACTACATACTACAGTAGTGTGTTGGGTTTAAACGGGGCGAATCTAATTACTTTACAAACAGAAATTTCTAATTATTCAGGAAATATAAATTTTTTAGGATCCACAGAACCAGACACCAATTGGTACAATTTGTTCACTTATAGTAATCTTTCAGCTAATTCGTCAGTTTTAGGAACAAGTATCACAGGGTACCACCCTTACATAAAATTAGAATTTGTGTCCACCGGTGGTGATGTCACCAAAATTTTAGCACGTTGATATCCAATAATTTGTTTTATTTTTAAAAATATGCTATAATCATAGTATGTTTGATATCCTATCAATAATACCAACAAAAAAGAAATTAACCCATAGTGGTTGGTATAGTTTTAACGCTGTGTGTTGTGATAAAAGAGGGCATAAACCTGATCGCAGGCACAGGGGCGGTATTAAGTTAGACGGTAATAACTGGGTCTACAATTGTTTTAATTGTTCTTATAGTTGTCACTATGAATTGGGACGTAGTTTAAGCAAACGTACACGTGACTTGTTAAAATGGTGTGGTGTTGAAGAATCACAAATACAAAAATGGAATCTTGAAAGTCTGCAAAATAAAGACTTACTGGATTTTAGCAAAAAATTTAAAAAAGAAAAACCAATTGAATTTGTAAGCAAGAAACTTCCTGACTGTGAAATATTAGATCCAAATAATAATTCACACGAAAAATATATTAATTACTTGAAAAATAGAAAAATTAATTATCTAACTTATTCATTTTATGTAGCACCATATGATGAAGGGCGTAATTCTAATAGAATTATTGTTCCTTACTATTACAATAATGAAATAGTAGGACACACTAGTAGATTTTTAGATGATAGAATCCCAAAATATATCAATGATCAGCAACCTGGTTATGTTTTTGGCTACGATAATCAAAAAGAAGATTGGCAGGTTGCAATACTAATGGAGGGAATTTTTGATGCACTTTCTATTGACGGGTTAGCACTTACGCACAATACAATTAATGATGATCAAGCTAAGTTAATCAGACAACTTAATAAACAAATTATTTTTGTCCCAGATCGTGATAAAACAGGTTTTGAAACATGTGATAGAGCATTAGAACTTGGCTATAAGGTTAGTATCCCAAATTGGGGCAACGATGTAAAAGATGTAAATGATGCTGTAATAAAATATGGTAAGTTGTCTACACTATTAAGTATAATACAAAGTGCAACAACAAGTAAAATAAAAATAGAAATGATGAGGAAACGAATTGGTAACTGATTATAATGTAGATGTTCAAAAACTTTTCTTGCGTATGATGGTCACTAATGGTGAATTATACACAAGAGTTAGTAACATCATGAACGCAGAAAATTTTGATAAGTCATTAAGATCAGTGGCTAAATTTTTTCAAAATCATTCTGAAAAGTATAATGTATTACCTGAGCCAGATCAAATTTTAGCAACGTGCAGTGTTGAATTAGAACCTATATCTGAATTGTCACAGGGTCATTTTGATTGGTTTTTAGATGAGTTTGAAAAATTTACTCGCAGACAGGAACTTGAACGTGCAATATTAAAAGCAGCCGATCTATTAGAAAAGGGTAATTATGATCCTGTTGAAAAACTAGTCAAAGATGCAGTTCAAATTAGTATAACAAAAGATATGGGTACTGATTATTTTGCAGACCCTCGTGGTAGATTAATGGCACTAAAGAGTAACAATGGGCAAATTAGCACTGGTTGGCCTACAGTTGATAGCAAATTATATGGTGGATTCAATCGTGGCGAACTACAAATCTTTGCAGGTGGCAGTGGATCAGGTAAAAGTTTATTTATGCAAAATCTCGCTGTCAACTGGAGTCAAGCAGGACTCAATGGTATCTATGCTACTCTTGAACTTGCTGAAGGATTGTGTTCAATGCGTATTGATAGCATGATGACAGAAACTAGCAGTCGTGATATTTTTAAAAACATTGATGACATTGAAATGAAGGTCAAAATGTTGGCAAAAAAAGCCGGTAAATTACAGATTAAGTATTTGCCGGCACAGAGTACAGTAAATGACTTACGAGCATATTGTAAGGAGTATGAGATTAAGACTGGTGCAAAGATTGATTTTCTTTGCATTGACTATCTTGATCTTCTTATGCCCGTCAGCGCAAAAGTCAGCCCATCAGACTTGTTTATAAAGGACAAGTATGTGTCGGAAGAATTGCGTAATTTGTCTAAAGAATTGAACGTGCTGCTAGTTACAGCTAGTCAATTAAATCGTAGTGCGGTTGAAGAAATTGAGTTTGATCATAGTCATATCTCAGGTGGTATCAGTAAGATTAACACAGCAGATAATGTATTCGGTATCTTCACAAGTCGTAGTATGCGTGAGCGTGGTCAGTATCAGATTCAGCTTATGAAAACACGTAGTAGTTCAGGGGTGGGAACTAAAATTGAACTTGAGTTTAATGTAGAAACACTGCGTATTACAGATTCGGGCGAAGATGGACAAAGTGCTACTGTCAAATATAATAATCCTCAACCTAGCCCAAATGATATAATGTCAAAACTTAAACCCACTGCTAAAATAAGCCCTACACATGATAGTGAATTGTCGGATCCAGTACAAGATGTTCCAAAAATAGCAGCAGACATACAAAGCGCAAAATTAAAAGCTATGCTTAACAGTCTAAAAAAGTGATAAATATATTTAGGAACCTATCATTATGGAACGAAAAACTAAAAGCTTATTAGAAGAATTGGAGGCACTAGGAAACAACCGTGACACCAAGCATATTATAGAGAGTCGTGCCCATAATATTATCACAAGTGCTATTAACCTTGTGGAAATGATTAATAAGCACTATGATCCTGAAAAAGCTGCTATTTTAGAGAAAAAACTGCTTAGTGCAATCAAAAGCAAGGATCAAGAAAGATTTACAAAAAGCATTAGAAAATGAAATTACAGGATGTTCATACCCGCGTAGATGAAGCAGTTTTAGACCTTGTTCAAGGACCCGTTGATCCAAACGGTAACCGAACATCTAGAACATATAACAAAAATGTTCAAGCTAAAATGAATTTCCGAAATATTTTTGTAAGAAAAATGATTGGAGTATTGCAGGGTCAATGGCCTGAAATAGATAAACGCCAGCAAGAATTACAAAAACAAGCTGAATTGATACAGCAACAAATGCAGTCTAACGTGCAGAATTATCAATTTTCAAAAAATCCAGCTGCTGCTGAGGCAGAAAGACTAGTCGCTCAAACTCCCTTACCTAACACTATGCAAGCTGAATCCTATTTTGAGAAAAAATTTAGCAAAGCTTTAAGAGAAGCAGTAGCAGGAACACAACCTCCTCAAACGCCCAAATTAACTATGTCAGACTACATAGTTAAAGTAGTTCAACAATATATGCAGGGTGTAGATTTAAGTCAAAGTATGAAAGCAATAACAGACCTTGCTAAAATGATAGAAATGACCTATTATAAGAATGGCGGAGTTCCGGCTTTAAGACAGTTGGGCGACTTATTATATGATTTAGCAGCAACTAAAAAGAATGAAACTCAACCAGTGCAACCGGAACCAGAATCACTAGAGGTTCAGCAAATCCTATATAAATTTAAGCTTTTAGATCCTGCTGAGAAAAAAGAATTAATGGCTCAGCTCCAAAAACTCATGTAAATTTGACGTGTAGGCAACCATTTTTTTACATTTGGAATAAATAAAAGTAGAGCCTTTGCGCTCACATTTTATAAGGAATAGATATCATGGCACAATTTACAAAAGTTCACGGTGACTTTAAACAAGTAGCAGTTTTTGACACAAGCACATACACAGTTGGTAGCTTAAACGCAATCACTACAGGTGTAACAGTACAACCACAAGGTCCAAAACTAGAGTTTTTTACTATCACAGGTAACGGTTCACAAGTTTTAGACAATATTGCTACTGTTTTCCAAACAGTTCAGCAACTAGCAACAGTTCATATGTATCAGTATACAAACACAACTGACGACACGCTAGCTTTAGCTATTTACCCAGTAGGTGCATGGACAACTACGACACTTGACAATACACTATCAAATGCTTGGTCAAGTGCAAACGTATCTGTAGCAGCTACAGCTACATTTACAGGTTAATATAAACCTAATTATTGAAAAGCCCGCAAATTCTGCGGGCTTTTTTACCGCTATAAATAACGTTATGAATAAATTTAGATGCTATACTTTATTTGACATAACTAAAAGTAACATAGTTAGTAAAAAAAATGTCTTGAATGGGTCTGAACAAGAGAACGATTATTGGCAAAACATGCGTAATACGCAGTGTAATTTTGATACTATAATACAGGTAAT